GTGAGGGCTAGTGTCTTCCGCTTTAGCAAGTACGGTTTCTCTGTTGTAGTCTCGGTGTCTGTGTGACATGAGGTGAATAGCTGTTTCTCTATCTTCACATTTATTAGCAATAGATAGTGCCGCTCTCCATAAATCATATCCAACGGTTTCTTGTGTTTCATATGCTATTCTTAGCTGATTACAACCCTCACCCTTCATACTTAACTGCATAATCTTTTTAAAAGAATGGCCTTTGTTTTCCAATAACCGTATAGCCATAGGGGCTATGGTGCTATAGTCTAACTTTTTACCCTTAAGGCCTAGCCCATTTACCAATGAGGGAAAGCGACCTTTAAACTCTTCAAAAGGCTTAGGTTTTCCCATAAATAATATGTTTACAGGCAATGGGTTGTCTTTGTCTTTTAAATGCAAAGTGCCCGGCACCCGTAATACCCGTGCCCCATCTGCAGGGACACTCATATCTACTTCAAACTTATTAGCCACACATGATTTTTTAAATTCTTCAGCGTGAGGAATCCACTCTTCATATGTAACAGGTTGCTCAAACGCCCAGTATGCGTGTAGTCCTCGGCCAGATGAAACCACCGTAGGTTTATGGATACCAGTTGCCTTGCAGTATTGCGTAAGGGCAGCTACACCCTCTGAAGCATCTTTATACGGCTTACCCTCTCCACAATCTATGTCTAGAAAGAAAGATTTTAAATGAGCTATGTTTGATGTAATTCTCGATTTTGTTGTCTTATAAGAAGCTAATGCAAAAAATACATCATATCCTTTTTCTACAAATTCTTCCGATTTTGCTAACAGCTCATCTATAGACTCCACCCCTATTTGGCGGACTGCGTTAGCGGATTTTACACTTGCTTGCTTAATCCCAAACAGAAAGTACTTGTCGGAAAGGGGTAGTACTGATTCTAAAAATTGTTTTGGAGTAGCCATACCGTCCTCGATCCGTCAAAAAAAAAAATAGGGGGGCAAAGCACGACGGCAATGCTCTTTTGGTAGCTACCCTAGCCCCCTTCTAACCTTTGTTATTGTAATGCGTGTGGCTATCCCACTATGTTTAGTGCGCGTAAGAGATCGTTTATTTCTTTAAAATGCTTTCGAGGGACGTTACTCTCCCCTTTGAACCATGCATATACTGTAGTTCGAGATACTTTAAAATTATTTGCTATTGAGATTACGGATACATCATATGTTATACAAGCAAGGGCTAGTTGCACCCCTGGTTTTGTATTGTCTGCCGCGTTAACGTCATCAATGAATCTCGTAGAATAGCCTCTATTGGAAGCTTTCATATTAGTCATCCCATCCATTTAAAATAGCAGTAACATCAGCTTTTGCAGGGGCAGGGGCGGCACTGACTTCTTTTTTAGGTGACACTACTTTAGGTTCAGCTATTTCAGGTTTGGTTTGGGTAACCTCTTCCTCCTCTTCCGGTGCCGCTAGCGCAGGGGTTGAAGCTTTTGGGGCCATAACAGTCATAGTAATACAACGTTTAGCCTCTTCCGATTTCCCTTTCTCCATAGCATTCATAAAGGCGTCTGTTTCTAAGTATGAAATACCTTTAAAAGTAAGTTTAGGAGTATCCGCGTTAACATCAAATTTCATCTCAGTTACTACCGCAGAAACTGGAACACCTTGAGCCCCTAAGAACCTACCATATGCTTGTAAAGGCATGCGACCGTTATCCGCGTCTCCAAAAATAGAAGTTGCCGCTAAATCCAGTTGGTATACATCTCCACGTGGGTCATTTTCTAACAGTACAGCTATCCGTTGGCGGTAGCGACAAGCTCTAGAATTTCCTTGCCCTGAGCCCGCAATGTTTTGCGCACATTCAGAACACTTAGATGCTTGAACATTTTTAGCTTGTGGGTTTGGTACTTCCCCGTCAGCCGACCAACAGTCAGGAGGAGAAGCATCTGCACTAGGGTCATAAACCCCTGCATAGAATACACGAGATATTTTTTCCGCCGCCGCTACAATAACTACATTCATCGCGTTTGCTTCACTCGTTGCAACTTCTTTACCATTGGCAACCATGCGGAACACCCTACCTCGAATTGAAATACGATGACTCGTAGCACCTCCTCCGCCCATTAAAGCTTTGGTTGTATCGTCTAATTCTAGTGCCCGTAAGTGGGCTGGTAAAGGCATATTATTTAAAGTTAAATCTGTAGACATATAAAGGTCTCCTATCGTTTAGTTATAACTACGGCGTATCGGCTATCCACGTTTAAACCCGGCGGATGTAAATCGGGATTTTCTTCTAAAAAAGTAGCCATGTTTCCTTGACTAACTCGTTTTTCTAACAGGTCTAATGCATCGTGCTCTTTAACAAAAGAGTGAAACGAATACCAATCGTTTGTATAGAATCGTTTATAGATCCGTTTGGTAATAGTCCCAAATTCAGTGCGCATACTTTCGGCCCCGACAGATTTTAGTACCTCTAACAGTTTTTCGTTTATTGTATCTATTTGGGCTTCTAATTCTTTATCTTCCTCCTCGTATGCATTTTTTAGTTCTTTACGTTTTTCCCTAATCTTTATGTAGACCTTGACTAATTTTTTAGCTAAGTCTCCATCTTCTAAGTCTACTGCGTCTGTCATGGTGAGTTCCTTTTTGGTTAACTGAAAGTACATTTTACTACCTTACATTAACATTGTCAACCTTATTCTGTAATAGAATTATATAGTTCAATAACTCTAGAATGAACGTCTATTTTTTCGTTTAACATTTTATAGATTTTAGTTTCTACGGAGCTGCCCTGCAGGTGTACTACAGTCACTGGGTTTCTTTGTCCTGCCCTATGCACCCTAGCATTTGCTTGTAAATATGTTTCTATTGAGGTTATAGGTGCCCACCAAACTACAACGTTTGCGGCATGTAATGTTACCCCGTGAGCTGCCGCTTGTGGCTGGATCACTAATACTTTTGGTTCTGAAGTATCTTGAAACTTTGCAAAGATTGCTGCCCGTTTAGTTGCTGTGACCTCTCCGTTTATAACTTCATTTGTAATTCCACTATCCGTTAACTCTTCCGAAATCTGCTGTATAACATGTTTAAACGGGGCGAACACAAGTACTTTGTTACTCGCTTCCTCTATAACTTCTTTTAAAGCTTTCATACGGTCTGCACAGTCAAAGGCTACTGTCTCCCCACTATCCGAGTAAACTGCACCTGCCGCTACCTGCAGTAACTTATTTAACATCACCGCCGCATTAACCGCGGTTATTGCTTGTCCGTCAGCCTCCATAGTCATTTGTTTTCTTAAAAGCTCGTAGTACTTTTTTTGTTGCGCCGATAAAGGGGTTTCTCTAAACACTGTAGTTACTTCAGGTAAATCTAAACATTCTTCTTTTGTAAACCTAATCGCGGGTTGTAAGGCGTTATGTATTATATCTTCTGAGCGGGGGCGGGGGATGTACCTAAATTGAGAAACCTTGTACATTACCATTTCCTTAAACGCCCCTATAAATTTAGGAACTCCAGTTGGGTTTATTAACTTAGCTAGCCCATATGCATCTACGGGGGATTGCGCCGCAGGAGTACCTGTTAACATCCACAACCAAGAAGAAGGGGTTACTATTTTATTTAAAGTCTTCCATCGTTTTGTTTGTGGGTTTTTATATGCCGAAGCTTCGTCTACTACAATAAGATCAAACTTACCTATTACCTCATCCATAATTATTTCTAGCCCATCAAAGTTGCATATAACAAAATCTGCATTGCTGTTGACAGCTTTTATTCGTTTTTCTTGTGTAGAACTATGAGCAATTGCACACGTACGGTGTATTGCAAATTTAAAAATATCGTTTTGCCAAGCGGGTTGCATGATTGATAAAGGGCATACCACTAAAACACGTTTAATAACGCCTATGTTCATTAGGTAATCTGCCGCCCATATAACACTCCCAGTTTTACCTGTTCCCATCTCTGAAAAACAAAATGCCTTGCGGTGTAAAGTTAAAAATGCGGCTGTTACTTTCTGATGGTCAAACGGCTTGTATAGTCCCGGCCAGTCATACTGACCCATAATAGGGCTTGGTATGTTTTTATACCTTAGGTTTTTAAGTACTTGCGCTTCTTCTATGCCCCATTTAACTAGCACTTCCCCAGAGTCTAGCAATGCACTTTTAGGAATCACACTTGTAATTTTTTCAGGTTCTCGAACTTTTAAAAGCAACGCTCTATTGTCTATAATTTGCACTGTATATCCTTATTAAATATAGCTAAACGCACCATATCGAAGTTTTCGAAGGTGTTTAAAAATGACCCGTAACGTGGGTCAAGCGAGTAAATCACAAAAAGAGAAAGACTATAAGGGTTTTCTGCTTTACTTGGTAAGGTTTGTTATGATACGGAAAAGCTTCCGCGGATAGGCCGCCACTCATACCTGACGCGACCTTTCTCTTGCATAATTCTATTTTTTCTTGCGTTCTTTCTTACTTGTCTCTGATACCATTGCACCAGATGAGGTACGTTTAAATGACCTATTTTTTGAAGGCGACTCTAACCGAACTCCATCTGCATTACTGCCACCTTTTGACAAAGCTTTTACATGGGCTACATCTTTTCCTACGCGGCTTACCCCTTTAGCGTCTAGCTTTCGCCGTGCACGCTGGCGTTCCATTCTGTTAGGTAGCTCCCCACGTTCTTGTTGGAGTTTGTAGTCTTGCTTGTAGTTACGTTTTTTACCTGCCATGTTTAATTTCTCCCATTATGGTGACAGTCTACTACTGAGCAGTATTGCCTACAAGTAAAATTTGGTTTAGGGCTCCAAGCGTTTTTTTCAATAGCTGCTTCTAAACGATTAGTATCTTCTATCCATTTCATCCAGTGTATATGTTGCTTATCATGTTCATAGGAAGTTTTTACAAAGTCTTTAACTACGACAAACAACAAACCTGCTTTAATCTTTTTGACGTTTGGAAAATGTTTAAACACCGCTAAAGATAATATTTCTAGCTGTTTAGTATCTGCATACTTACTGCTTTTACTCGTCTTATAATCTACTAAAAACGCTTTTTCACCTCTAACGATTAACAAGTCAGCTACTCCGCGCCACCACACCTCAGGATCAAAAAATTCACAGGGAGATAAGTCCGCTTTTAGTCCCATTTTATGTTCACAATATCTATCTCCTTCTATCTGTTCTAGCGGAGTTAGTTGCTCTTGTAAGAATATAAACTTTTCAGGTATAGGCACTGCATCCCTCATATACAGTTCAGCGGCTTCATGCACCATTGTTCCATATAGTAAGTGGTCTGCAGGGGGCTCTACTATGTCTTTCTTAATTCTAAGCCTGTAGTACTTTTGAGGGCACTGTAAGAATAAACTTAAACTACTGTACGACCATGTATATTTAGACATTAACAATCACCATAGCTTTCCCCTACTCCTGATTCACAATCTAACGTTAACCCTGTAGCCCACTCTGGAACCCAACGCATACAAGATTCTATATATAGCTGGGCTTCTTTTTGTTCTGCTATAGGGGCAATGCTTCCTACGGAGTCATGCACAGTTAAAATCACCCTGTACTTTTTGGCAATCATAACCATTTGCTCTGCGATAATACACCTAGCAATTGCTTGACATAGATTCTCTACTAACTTACCGCCATACAATTTAACAGGTCCTTTACGGGTTTTATAAGAATACTCAAGGTAACCCTCGGCATTAGTCCCCTGTGTAAGTGTATCATACTGTTGCCATAACCCGTTAGGTAACTTAAACCCTTTTCGTTCTGGATCAAAACTAACAATTCCATCTAACCCTAACGAGCAAGCACTGCCTGAAATCATTGCCTTAATACAAGTTTGTGCTTGGTTCCATAACTCTGGAATTTTAGCGTATGTTGCACGGTACACATTTATAATACGTTTGCATTCTTCTAGTTCCAGTTCCACCGTTGCCATTTTTAATTGGCTGTGAAATTTAGCGCTACCCATACCATACCCACAGTTATGTACTATCACTGGCCCCCTGTTTGTTGCTACTACGAATCTGTTCCTCGGCCCTGCATAAGCTAGAACGTAAGTCATTAATTTCTTTCTGCATTGCCCCTCCTCAAACTCCTCTGGTTTCGCCTGTAATGGTAATGCTTTCACTGCTGTTTCCAATGCTTGAGAGAGTATATTTTCGTCTTGCTCCACTAATTGCGCTTCCTTCCACTGCGTCCCGCACAATATCTTGTGGTCTGGAGTTAACCACATCCCGCAAACGCTCAATGTTTCTTTTATTCCTTTCTTCACTAATCCTTGGTGGCATACCCACTCCTTTCCATCCCATACTGTATCTTCTAGGGAAACAGTTTCTATCGGTTTCCACCCTGTACTACATAACACTAGAGTTCCCTCGGAAATACAACCAAGAATTGTTGTTTTCCCTACAAAGCGTTCGGCAGAGTCTATGTCTTCTGCTGGTTTTAAATAGATACTTCCAGCCATAATTTTATACACGTCTTCTTTTTTTCTAAACGCTTCTGTTAAGTCCTCTTGTCCTGAAAACCAAGCAAGCACTCGGGCTTCAATTTGCGAAGAGTCACAGTCTATTACTACATACCCTTCAGGGGCTTTCATAGCCTTTTTAAGTTTGTTTGCGTTCTGCCCCCTAGCAGGTAGGTTTTGTAGGTTTACTTTATCTGACCCACCCCATCTGCCTGTATGTGCGGCATAATATTTAAGTGGTACGGGCATCGTTCCTCGGTTGGCAATCTCCATAAAGCGTTTAGTTCGGGTTTCTTCCAAAGTAGACTTTACCCCTAACCGAGCTGCCACTATCGATTGTACTCTAAGGTCAGAATGGTCTAGTAATGCATTAAATTCTTCATCAGTTTTAGCAAATGCATACGTAAGTTTCCCTGTTTTGGGACTTATTTTTGTAGGTGGGTCTACTCCTAAAGTACGAAGTAATTCCGCTAGTTTTTCACCTGACATTATTGTTTCTTTGTCCGCGTCTATTGCGGCCATTAGCTTTTCTTTTTTACTAACTACACTGTACATATGTGATTCTAACATCAGCGAATCTAGTTCAAAAGAAGGCTCTGTAAACATCTTTAATGTCAGGTCAATTACTTTTAGTTCTTTAGGAGGAAACTTAGCCGCTAATATTTTAAATAGATCATGGGTTAGATTTACATCATTAACGCAATATTCAGCGTATCTGTTAAGTTCTTCCGCACTAAAATCCGCACGGTGTTTCCCTAGCGCATTGCCTACTTCCGTGCCTTTAACTCCAATATTATATCTCTCAGCTAAAACTTTTAATGACCCGCCTACTTCTACCCCGTGCAGTGCTCTAGCCATGCTTAATGTATCTAGTAGTACTTTAGGGTGGCAGTCAAAAACAAAAGAAAGAATCGCCCCATCAAACATCGCATTATGCGCAAGCATTGCGGCATTGCTCCAGTCTATTTTCTGAAGTTCTTTTTTAATCTCTTCTTTAGTGCCTGTGACCCAGTAAGGAGTTTCCTCGTTGATTTTAATACCACACAGTATGGCTTCAAATTTATAGCTTCGGATGTACTCTTCGGTGGTCACTTTAGTTAAAGAAAAATCCTTATCATAAAATGTCTCAAAGTCTAACGTTACAAAATTCATTATTTTATTCCTTGTGTTTTAATTCCAATACTATCTGCGCATATTTTCATTAGTTCTAGGGTTTGCGCATTTGGAGTAACCATTGGAGCACGTACTGCTGCTGACCCAACTGTATTTTGATATATATTATTCGGAGAGGGTTCATATATCGTCGCCCCCATAAGGCCTTTAATTATATCTTTTTTCATTGCATCTCTACATATCAATGCTAGGGTGTTATCTATAAGGGCTTTTTCGGCTTTAGTGTACCCCTCATTTCTCAGTACTGAGCCCCAGCGCGTGAGCATATTCTTTGCGTTACTAAATTCATCGGGAAAGTTTTCCATTCTTTCTACCAACGCAACTACTTCTTCACATATTTCAGTATCATCTAGCATGAACATCTTCTCCTACAAGTGAGTAATGGTTTACGGGGTGTTTTGAACTCCGCGTGGGTTTACTTAGGGCAACTACTATATACCCTTCCTCTAGTAACCACAACAAATGGCTACTAGCTGTCCTCCGTGCACATCTAAATTCTTTTGCAACGGCATCGGCGGTAGCTAAATGTCTCTTTTTTATAAAGTAATATATAGCTTCCCTTCGCCCTTCGGCTAGCGATACGTCTCTCATTTTTCTGCTTCCATAATAATTTTAATACAATCCTTTAAATCTTCGATGTTGCTTTCATTTATAACCAAAGCATATCCTCCGTTCTCAGTTATAGATTTTAAGTGTTTTAGTTGCAAGGCAGTAGGCACCTTAGTTCCAGCTTTACATTCTATGCCTATAAACTTTTTCTTAAAACACGCTACAACATCAGGCACCCCTGAAGCCCCATACCCTCCTGTTACAGGGTAAAAATAATAAGCTCCCGCCTCTTCTAAAATATTAACTACTTTTAACTTAACTTTCTTTTCAGGTGTGTGCGCCATTAAATCATCCTATTTTTTATTTTAAATTACTTGCCTTTTGTGCAATGAACGCTCATCCACTGGGCGAAAGAAGTTTTGTCGTTGGTGGGTACCACCATTTTTTCTACATAAACATAATGCAGTTTAATTTCAGGTTCATATTTTCTGTACATATCATGCCTAAGCTTTCTTGCCCCAGCAACAGAAGAACCCCACGCTAAAATTTCCCCCAAAACAGGGTGCGTCGTTGATACTTTATACAACACCATTTTTATTCCTTATAGTGAAGACCTTCGTTTCCGTTAGATCCTATAACATCGATTCTTCTTTCTGCTTCATCCCCAAAGTCTAACTTAAGTTGGTTTGAAACCCGTGGATTTTCCCCTAGCTCATCTATATCAACTTCTATTTCAGAGCCGTTAGGCAAACGCACGATACCAGTTGTTGGAAAGTGTCCTGTTTTTATTACTTCAACCACACACTTACCTTTACCCCACCACATCCATTGGTGAAGATGTGAGTATTTAATTTCGCTCATTTTATTACTCCTTTGTTGTTATAGGTTTAGTCCAAACTGTAAACTCGGGGTTTGCCCTGTGCAGGGGCATAATTACCCCAATAACTCGCGTGTCTTGCCCTTGAATTGCTGCCGCATTTCTACCGTTTTGGTATAGCACTGGGGGATTTGAGTCCGCTCCTGTAGCTTTTTGCACGCTTTTGGCAACTCTACTCAATGTGGCAAGGTCGTAACTCCCCACCTCTCCGCTAATTTTGTCAGGGATAATTCGGGCATATGGTGGAAACTTATGTTCTATAGGCTCAAAAACTATTGAGTCTAGGGCGTACCCGTATTTAGTAGCGCTTAATACTACGAACGTTTCTTTGACCTTAACTGCAACTGCAACGTTGGCTCGGGGTATAACTATCTGCCCTATAAACTTGCCTCTCTCTTCAAACGTTGGGGTGCATTTCACCGCTACCAATATGTACCCGTCGGTGCCAGCAATTACCACTTCCTCCTCATTAAGGAAATCAACACACACCCCCGTAAGACTTTTACGAACATCTCTTTTTGCAGTGGCCTCTAAAGCTCCCGCTAGAAAACTACTACTTAACAAAACTTTCATTCCAGCACCTCCGCTGAGATTAGTAGGCTACGCAGTGATTTAAAAAACTGACTGGTAACAAAAACAGTTCCGTCGACATGATTTTTCATTAGCCACTGGTACTCATAAACAGGTTCTGGCTTTGCAAACTTTTTTCATCTATTTTACTTTCCTCAGGTACTTCTCCTAAACGTGTGTTTAAAGGTGCCGTACCCCAATCGAGAAATCCTCCTACCTGTGTGTTTAGATGTCCCGTACCACGCTCAGGTATTCCTCCTAAACGCATATTTAACTGCCATTCTTTTTTGTCTGTCATACATTTCTCCTTTTTAATAATTATTTTGCTTCACGTTTATACTTGTCTAAGCGCTCTAGAATTTCGATATGATTACCCATGCTACGTAGGCTACGCAGTGATTTAAAAAACTGACTGGTAACAAAAACAGTTCCGTCGACATGATTTTTCATTAGCCACTGGTACTCATAAACAGGTTCTGGCTTTGGTGGGGGTAATGATTCCGCTATTACTTTTAAAATATCAGCAAAATTAGCATCATTTATCTCAATACCCATTTGACGCAATTTTTCCCTAACTTTCATTTTATTTTTCCTTTGAGCTTTGCTGTTTGAGCAGCTCGTCTAGCTATTTCTTTTGCGCCCTGGTGAGGAAAATACCTGTTACAACTAGGTGGATTCTCATAGACTTTTCTTTCTAGTAGTTCTGTAAATTCGATTACTTGACGCATGCATACAGCTTTAATTTCTTTTCTAAATAGTTTTACTAGTACTTCCATTTCTCCTTAGTTAATCTTTTATACTTGTCTAGGCGCTCTATAAGGTCGCCAGCGTGGTAGTCTTTATGCGCTTCTAATTCGCTTTCATAATAAGAGTCAGTAATTTTAAAAATGCCATTTCTACCTTTTAATAACCATTGATATTCGTAAGTAGGTTCCGGCTTTACTCTGAATTTAGCATCAGTCCAACCAAACTCGCGAATATCAGTAACTAAACGCCACTTTAAAAAAGTTTGGTATTCAACCTCTACCCCATCTAACCATAACCTTACCCATTCTGCGTGTACATGTTTTGGTTTCATTTTGTTACTTCCAATATTCATTATCAAAAGGGACAAAGACCGCAGAACTTAAGTCTTGGTAAATCCACCCACGAGGCACTCTTGTTATCTTCATATTATTGTTAACGCACATATATTCATGAAGCTTTAATGTGTAAATAGTTTTTTCTTTTTTCATTTTAATTCTCCTTAGTTATTTTATACACGGCTGTGTATAAATTGTTCCCTTTGCCGTATTGTTGCACCTCACACCAGCTTTTCCGCTCTGCAATTGCCGCTTCCTCACCGCAGAACAAACATAACTTATAACCTAACTTTGCCATGCCTGTTTCTACATCGTCACCAGATTCTTTGCATTGAATTTCCATCATGTTATTACTCCTTAACTTCACGTCTATATTTATCTAGACGCTCTACAAGTTCTACCTTTCCACTATCGAGCTGACCAACCTCATGCAATCTATAATAGTCAGTGGTGCCGAGAGTTCCATCCTTGTATCTTACTAACCACTGATACTCATAAACAATCTCTGCCTCTGGCGTGAATGTAACATTTACTTTGCCTTCCATAAATTCATTGTCAAAAGGTACAAAGACCGCACTATCGCTATCTCCATAAATCCAGCCGCCCGCCACTCTTGTTATAAGTAATCCAGCGTTAACAACCATATGTTCATGAAGCTTTAATGTGTAAATAGTTTTTTCTTTTTTCATTTTAATTCTCCTTAGTTATTTTATACACGGCTGTGTATAAAATGTTTCTTCTTCCTTGGGTTTCCTGTTCATATAGAGCATCCTTGCATAACTGCATTACTGCTAATTCTTCTGGCATTAAGCCAACCCCTACATACCTAACTTTTAACCATAAGTCTATTTTTGTAAGGGTCTCAATAGCTTTTGTTAGTGCCTCATTTTTTTTACTCATTTTGCTTCTCCTAGTTATTCATGCTCTTTTATTATGTCGTATTTAACTATCTCAAGTGCGCCGATAACTTCTGCTAGCGCAAACCCCACGCCTCTTACATACACCTCAGCTTTGATCGCATCTACCATCTCTTGTATATCTTTTTTTGCTACTGGAAACTTAAGTATGTTAGTCATTTTATTTCTTCCTTTTTAGTTCTAGTGCGGTGCAGACTGCCTCGCCTTTGATTACTTCGGTTTGAGTACATTCGTACCCGAGTGTTTGTGCACCTTTGCCTACAAAAAACCCTAAGGCACTGCCTCCAAAAAACCCTACTGTTAAAAGCCCAAATACTAATAACTCATCCATTTTATTTCTCCTAGTGAACGTCTTTTCTAAGTCGTTTGATTTGTTGGTACGCGCGATACCCTGTAAAGTCCTCCAAAGAGTCTAGGTCTTCCATTAACCTCGATACAGCTTCTTCTTGAAGTTCCAGTCGTTTTTGCATTTCCAATATCCCTCCGTATAACCCTCTAAAAGTTTGTATGATTTCCGAGTCAGTTATTTTGGCGCTGTCATTAGGGCTATCGTCTGTGTCGTTCCAATTGTCTTCCATTTTTATTCTCCGTATTCAATCTCCATTAGCATTTGTATAGTATGTATTGCTTTCTCTAAATCTTTTCTGCCATTTTTACTCCTAAATCTTAAAATGTATTTTATAGCTGTATGCTGGCAGGCATCTAAGTTGTTTAGCATACTAAATTCTATAGGCTGAATAGCGTACTCTTTGTAATGCTCTCCATCTATTTGAGTTTGTAACGCTGTTTTCTTTCTTTCTTGTGGTTCTAACGCTGAGTTTTTTCTTGCTTGTGGGTCTTCAATAATCATATCTTTTCCTTTATGTTAAATACTACCATCCTAAAAACAACGACACCCCACTTTGCATGCCACCATACGGGTGGGGTTTAATTTCATGCTTCTTTTTTTCTCTAGGTGGCGGAACCACCGTTGACATTTTAAACACTCTGCATACAGCTAAAGCTTCTGGTGGTAACGGCAACTCTTTATACGGAGGAGTTTCAATATCTTCAATCACCCTAGGTATATAAGGTGTTTTACCTAAGTTATACACTGCATACCGTACCCGTCCATCGAAAGCAAAAGCTTTAGTTATGTGGTTTAAAGGTTCTAATTGGCCTAGGTAATGAGTAACTTTGTTTTTAGATAAATTTAAGTCTCGAACTACATCTCCTATGCTTACGTTTCTATTATCTTCTAAGTACTCATAAATCAGCGTTCTGTTTCTTTCTGCTTCTTTAAGTCTTTCTATGTGTTTCATACCCTTTTTTCTCCATTTTCTCTATATACCGCAAATTTAGAGTCTGATATTTTAAGTCCTACTCCCCTAACAACCTTCCCTTCACCTGCCATTTTAAGAATAGCTATTTTTACATCCTCCGTGGAACTCCCCGTAGTTTCTACAATTTCGACCCAATCCGTACATAAATCCGCATACTCGCTTATCTTTCGTATGCTTTTATCTATCTCAGTCTCTCTGGGCATTCCTCTCGGATATAAATTACCTTTTATTATACCTTTCATACCTTTCTCCTTCTTGACTTTACAATGTACACCCTGTCATATTAAAAGTCAAATGATTTTAAGATGTTATCTACTCTTGTCTTAACATCACTACGTAAGGCCGGACTTTCTCTTAAATCAGCCGCGTCTATGCCTGTAAGTATGGCTTCTAGCTTGCGACGTGCATCTTCTAATTTTGGGTCATTAGTAACATTCAAGTTGCTGAGCATACCGCATAGGTCTAAAGCATTTGTAACTAATGTATCGCGGAATATCTTTTTAACTTTGTTGTCTGAATAGTCCAACCGCTCACTAATTTTAGTTAAGTTGTCGTGTAGCTTATTCCACATCTCTTGCATGGCGTCGTTGAGTTTGTCTTCGTAGAACTTGTTATATTGCACCTTAAGTTCAACTATGGTCTCCTCGTTTACGTCTAGTCTAAAGTCTCCAGAGTTGGGCAGGGGAAGATACGCGCACTTAAACTTAAACCGTTCTTGTATAGTCTCAATTTCAGGGTACTCTTCTCGATCAAATAAACCACCTAATTGAAACGCTGCCGCTGATACCAGTACTGGGTATGACTGTACAAATTTTTCTATGAGGTCATTAAATTCCTGTTCTAGCTCTCCTAGCCGAGTTTTGTACTCAAAGAAAGATTTCATTGGGAGGAGTCGAGACCCTCCATCAGACCACGGTAACGTTTGCCCATAGTGCCAATTGCGAATAAAAGCCGCATGTTTTTGGATATTAGAAAGTACGTCATTTCCTGCCAAAAGATGTTTAGATACTGTAGCGGCGTTTTTACTATGAGCAGATTTTGCCACCACTACTTCTTCTGATGTTTTTTTATCTGTCTTACGCCCTGTCCATACCGATAAGTTTAAATCTACTAATACTGAGCTGTTCTGAATCATTTTATTTCTCCTTAGTTATTTTATACACGGCTGTGTATAAATTCTTTCATTTGTACTCTCCTACCCATATATGAGTTTCTTTTCCCTGTTTTATTGAAACTGCGCATGAGTGTACTTCTGTTACTGCTTGTTTTACATCTATTACTTCCTGCATTTTGTTTAGCAGTACTACTGCATACGCTCCCGATATAAAGCTAAATGCACAACATATTACTAAGAACTTATCCATACTTCCTCCTCTTCTTCTATATCATTATCTTCCTCATTTTTATCCCACTCGTTAGCCAAAATAATTTCCCAAACTACCTCATCGCTTGTTAAGCATTCATACTCCGCATATAGTAGGTCGTATAGGTCGCTTTCATACCCTTTAAATATGTCAGCAACTTCATCTTCGAACTTATTTAAAGTTTCTTCTACTTGGGACTGATACAATTCTTTATAGTACTCGTCCATATCAGGGTCTTCGCAAACATCAAAATACGCCCAATTGTCCGTTTCTACTCCACTCTCTCTCCCAGTATCTTTTTCTATTTTTACTCCTCCCCGCTCTGCCAACAAATATATTGCTTGGTAATCTGATACCAGTGCATGAGCCTCCATAAAAACTACGCATTCACTGCCTTGTAATACTGATATTGAAAACGTTGCGTGTGCCCCTTGGTGGTGGAACCCATCAAAACTCATTTCATCTACTCTAACTCCTTTTTCTAACATCGTTTCTTTAAAACCTTCATACGTATATTCCCACCATTCATAGTCTGTTGCAGCATCTCTATACTTCTCTATAAGCTTTTCTTTATTCATTCTTACTCTCCTTAATTGCATCTAAAGCTTTTTGTGTAAGTCTGTAGAGTGGAGGGTATATGCCCTTATCCATAGTTTCAAGCCACCCATCCCGTACACTAGGGGTTATTTCAAATATTGAAAGTACCCAAGAGCTTTGCAGTACCGTCATAAGCGGCACCCAGTCTATTCCAAACTCTATTAGCCAACGAAGTGCAAATCTAACGGCGTCTCTCTCTTTTTCACTCATTCTCGCTCTCCTTAATTGCATCTAAAGCTTTTTGTGTAAGTCTGTAGTGTGGGGGGTGTATACCCTTTTCCATAAATTCAAGCCACCCGTTCTGTACACTAAGGGTTATTTCTAATGTTGATAGTACCCAAGGGCTTTGCAGTATCGGCATAAGCGGCACCCAACCTATTCCAAACTCTACCATCCATCGAAGTGCATTGTCTGCATTCATAATCCCCGAGTGTTTAATCATTCTCGCTCTCCTTAATTGCATCTAAAGCTTTTTGTGTGAGCTTGTAGCCTGAAAGGTATGGATTATTATTACAATACTCAAGCCACCCTGCTTGCATGCTATTTGCAAAAGAAACTTCTGTAAATGCCCAAGTGTCATATAACGTCCCAAGTGGCACATTACCTGCCCCGAAGTCTATTAACCAGCGAAGGGCAGTGCCAACATTCAGTTTTAAGCGTATGTCATCGTCTTCGTCTTCGTCTTCGTCTTCGTCTTCTTCTGGGTCATACATTGCCGCTCTCCTTAATCCTATCTATAGCTTTTTGTGTGAGCCCATAACTCGCCCCCTCAGATCGGTCAAAGCTAAATTTAAGCCACCCTTGTCGTGCGCTGAACCCATAGGATACTACTTCATGCGTCCAATACCTATTTAGTACGGTAACAGGCACTGCTTCTATTCCAAACTCTACCATCCAGCGAAGCGCCGTGCCAACATCCATCGTCCCGTTTCCAATATAGCACTCCTCATTTTTATTCTCTTCATCCATTAGAATTCTCCTATAAACAAAGTAGTTCCCACGTCTGCTGTAATGCCCTTGCTTGTAAGTCCCCACAACACAGGTTCTTCCCATGTACCCCACGAACATACATACCCATCACTTAGCATAACTACGCATTCAGCTGTAATCTTGTGTTCTTTTATGTACGCAGGTACGCAATCGGGGCTTGTTCCGCCACCTCCTGCTGGTTTTGTACTGTTTATTAGCCCTTCATAACTTCCTCGTTCATATGTTTCGTGTCCAGCTACCCCAGAGTCCCAATATAACAAATGCACTTTAGCAGGGTTCACCGTGTTGCATATGGATACCAGTTCCCCTAAGAACTTACCTAGCTCATGCCCCCCGATAGACCCCGAAGTGTCTACGCCAATTACTATGTCGCCTAATGCTTCCCCCTCCATAGAGGGCAAATACACATCCTCGTTAATCCATCTGCGGTTGGGTCTACGGTAAGAAGAGAAGTCTTTTTCCACACACATAGATGTTATAAACTCTCGTAGTGCCTCTCGCCAGTCAATCTTAGATTCTAGTTGCTCAGCTATTTCACGAGCAACGGAGCCTTTCATCTTCCCTGCCAGTATTGCACCTTGTCGTAATGCTTGGTCAATCTCGCGCGCGAGCGCTCCTTTCTCCTCTTTGGAAAGTTCTTTTGCGCCTTCCCAATCATGCTCATCAAATCCAGTACCCCTGTTGCTACCATCATTGTCCCCATCACCTTCGTCATTTCCTGCTCCTTTATTATCCTCTTGGTCTTTTCGTAGTAGGTTAAATACAGTCTGTGCATCCATACCCCGATACTTCTCATCTATACACCCACCCTCTGGTAAAGTTACAAACCCACGTTCTTTGTCACTGTCTACAATCATTAAGTTAATAACATAGTCACATGCCATATTCGCAAGTTCAGGGTCTATATGCCATAAGTTAGTCCACACCGTCATATGCTTAAAGGCTTTGTGTAAGTTCTCGTGCAGTATAAGCCCACGTACCTCGGTGTCTTTTAGTTTGCTTACAAACTTTTCGCCATATTTAGTATCTCTCCCATTAGTGCATGCCGTAGACACTGTGTCATCTACAGTAGTATTTCCCATCATCATAATCCCCGAATACAACACATAGTCGGGGTTGCCCATAAGCCATACGTGCGCTCTTTGTACTCGTTGGTGTGCCGTTAAGTTACTCATTTTTATCTCTCCTTGCCGCTGAATATAGTATCCACATTGAATAGTCCTCTTCCGAAAGCGTCTGTAACGTGCAAAAGTCGGGTGCTTCTTTTAAGTGATAGTAGGACTTCCCTTCTATATAGTCATAATCTATTTTGCTTATATCAACCCCGTTTAACACAGTAAACACTTTTACGGCTTCCTCCATACTCATAACTAATTGTGTACCCCCTATAGTTATTTTACAGCGTACTTTTCTATCGTCCATCTCGTTCTCCTTAGTTTCTTTACATCGTGCTTTTTCAACACTCATCTCGTTCTCCTTAGTTATTTTATACACGGCTGTGTATAAATTAGAATACCCAGTTATTTTTGATCGCCCAGTTTTTAAAGTCACCATTTGTATATGCTATTGACTGTTTCGCGCTAGATGATACAAGTGACTTAGCAAACATCGCTTGCCACTCCATAGGAAACCTTTGTAGGTATACCATGAATTTAGATAGCGTGTCCTTTTCAACCCTGCTAAGTGCACTGAATACTAAAATACATCTTGCTACAGTATCCTCGGGCAGTTTAGTAGTTTCGGGTGCTTTAATAATAACTTCCCAGGTAGGTAACTTGTCTGCCACAGTAAAGAACGCTTGCATATCTCTTGCCGCACTCTCGCCAATGATACCAGTTAGCATACTAATAGTTACTTCCTCTCCCAATACCCCACGGCTTGCGGATACTCTACTTGCTTTCTCTAACGAACGAGGTGTAACAAAGGCGGATTGCCCTGCTCTTGTCGGTGAGAATATGTACGGGTTATCTCGTTGCGCACCATCTGTGAATGAAGCAAGGCAATGTGGAAACTGTTTAACCCATGCAATAACAGTCGGCTCTAACTCGTGAGGTATCGCAAAGTTGTTTATCCATGTATCTGCATCGGGTTTACCTACGGTAACAAAACATACTCTGTTGCGAGCATGTGCCTCCATTAAGTCCCCTACACCCTCACTCATTAAGTTAGTAGTCCCAAACACAATAGAGCCTTCGGGTAAGTAGTGGTCACCAATACGATGTTCCAACATTAAGGTAAGTAATACATTCTTAACACTCTTCATAGCTTTGCCAATCTCATCTAGCATTACTATTACAGGCTTATCCTTGTGCATCATAAACCTAGCGTTCGGCGCAAACTTAGTCACTTTCATGGTATCCTCCTGCTGTGTATATGGCAGGGCAAAATCACCTAAGTCCAACAACGTACAATCAATGTATGCTGTGTTGTAGGTAGGTAACTGCTTAGCTATTTCTTTTAGGACTGAAGACTTTCCGATACCCATCTCGCCTTGTCCTATGATTGTTACTTCTTTACCTACTGCTACAATTGCATCTGAAAATTGTTTTAATGTTAATTGACTACCAAAAGATAACTGACTCATTTTATTTCTCCTTAGTTATTTTATACACGGTCGTGTATAAATTGTTTCTCTTACTCGTACACTACTTCTTTACTTCCCCACACTGTTGAATCCGTTTTTCGTACAAGGCGCGCAAATAATTCTCTTATCGTACCTTTACTTAAATATACTGTGTAATCGTACTGTCCTATCTGAGTATCATGAACGGTCGACGAGTGTAAAAAAGTAGTTGTCATAACGCACATCAGCTTAATCCAGTCTTCCTCATGCCCCTTTGCGCCTATGTCCAAAACGAATCCATCTAACTGCCCATCCATGCGGCTATAGCGGCCTTCTGACACTGAATACCCCATACTAAAATTAAATTTGAATTCAGTATCTCTGTACAATTCAAGGCTTGGCACGCCTAACTCTTTCCTTAATTGATAGCTGATTAACCCACCACTCAATTTCATCATAGTGTTCAAATATTTAATACATGCTTGGTAGGGTTGCATTGCGATTTTCATCGCTGAGCGGTTTATTACAGGCGCATGCACTACAATAGGCTTAACAGGTCGTATACCTCTTTCATCATACTTAAACGCCTCTTTTTCAACTATTGGATACATACCCCCATTCGTACTTACCCATATTTTAGAGTTTTGCTTAACCCCTCTAAACCGATGCCCCGATACACTACCTACTAAATTAATAAAATCCGCCGTTGTTCGCGACGCCCAACCCCCTGTATTAAATTCAATGATACC